ATCTCACAGTTCAAGAACCTCAAGTCTCCCCATAGGCCCTCTTTCAGTCCAGACCAAAGGCCCTACCCCAGTCTATCATAAGGTTAGACCGATGGTCAAGACTTCAGGTCAACGATAGGTTGTGGCTATTGGTGGTGGTGGAGACGATAGGTTGGGACTATTGGTCTGCCTCTGAGTCTCTATCTGTATAACCATAGGTCTAACCAACCTACAGTCTAACCAACCTACAGTCTAACCAACCTACAGTCTAACCAACCTACAGTCTAACCATAAGACACCAACACCTACAGTCAGAGACCTACAGTTAATAGACACACAGCTATAGACTTAAAGTCTAAGACATGTTAGTCAAAGACTATATCCTCTTACACCATGGGGGCCGACGATAGCTTAATCAATATTATTTAAAATTACCTATTGACTATAGGTCCAGACTGTGGCCTAATAGCTTCCGTCAACACGACACGGCAACAACCGGATAGTGAAGACGCCGGGTCGGTCCGGTTAAGTAGTCAGCCTGTAAGACATACGAACAACAGGCAACCGACATAAAGCAGTTGACAAGTAGTAACGACTTAAAGTAGTATGATTTACCAAGCAGCAAGACGCTACCAAGGACTGGCAGCAGGTACACTCTAAGCGCCTCACTAAGAGTAAATTGAGAGGTCGGGCTTCACCGAGTGAAGAAGGTCTGGTTGTCGGATACTAAGTCACTACCTATAGCGCGGTGACAGACAAGGTTAGGAACTACCTAATACCTCGGAGGTTGACGACCTCAACGCTCTTTAACAATCTGGATAAACTCTTAATGTGCGCCGATAGCGACTAACTACAGGGTCTTTGAGTCTACATCTGAAGGCCCTGACTGATAGTCACTAACTTAAATAGGGTAACATTATGAAAATCATAGCGATGAACGAAGAACTGGGCGTAATCTGGTACACGGCTACCGACTATAAATATCGCACTAAGCATGTGATAATCTACGGATTGACTAAGACTGAGCACCAGAGCCGCAAGCAAGCGCAGGACGAGTTCAATAAGTGCCTGGACCATGCGTTCAACTGCCGGTGATTAACTACAGGTCGTTAACTCATAGCGGCCTGACTGATAGTCACTAACTATAGGATAAACAAGATGAAACTGATAGGTAAAGGCGCGTTCACTAAATGCTACCTGAAGGATTGCGGGAGGCGTGTAATTCTGGTCTCTTCTGACCCGATAAAAGAGTGTATGGCGTGGGGATGGTTCCCTGAGTCTCCACTGTTCCCTGAAGTCAAGATGATTGAGGTTGGCACGTATGAGATGGACTACATGCCACCAACACGGGGTCTCAAGGCGCATTTAGATGATGACCAGTGGCAGCTCTATCAGGTGCTGCGTGATTGCTTCGCATGGTCTCCGGTATTCTCTCGACCTGATGACCTGTATCACAAGTGGTACGAGATATTCCAAGCTGCACACGACAGGTCCGAGACTGAGACTGTGCGGGAAGGTCTGATGGATGTGCTGATGGCTCTGGATGCTTGCGCTAACTTCGGGTCTGATATTCAGTTTGAGATAAGCCCGCGCAATGTACGGGCAGTGAATGGTAAGCTGATACTAGTGGATTGCTTCTTCCTTGTGTCCAAGCTGCAAGAGGTGAGGTCATCAAGATGGTAACTTATGGTCTCTGCAAGCACTACGTCACCAACGCCCGGATTATGGTCAAGACCGGGCAGATAAACCACGATGAGGCTATGCGTCTCCTGAAAGCGATCTATAAAGGCCGCAAGCGCATACACGACAGCTTACACTCTGAGGACAAGTAAACATGTACCAGATAACTTATAGCAGTGAACAGGCGTTCTACGATGGGTGCTACGAGATGATGAAGCGCGGTGCTTGCTACGTGGCTAATCACCATAGCCTGACCATAACTTTGACGGGCGGATACTAACTGCGAGTGATAGACGAGAGGCCATCGACTGATAGGTGGCCTCAAAGATTACCACTTAAATTGATAGGAGTTAACTATGAGTGTGGGATATTGGGTTTGCCTAGCACCGGTTATCTTGATGATAGGCTATGGGATATATGACTGTATTAAACGGAAATCACTATGAGTCTTGCACTATTGATAGCCATAGGCTATGGACTTATCGCATACGTGCTGGTGATAGACATCAACAAAGCGCGTAAAGTCTACAAATTCAACTATGTACGTCTGGGCCGCTGGACTGTACGTCAACCTAACGGACGATTCATGCGCAACTTAGCGAACGTCTGGGATATAGCAACACTTGGGAGCAAAATGTAATGAACAAGTCTTACGGGATTAATCTGGTACACTCTATGGCCGCAGAAATGAACATGTTAAGCCTACTGGCTACAGGGTATCGCCACGGAACGTCCTCACACACCGAACGTCAACAGCAGGAGCGAGATCGTGTACTTCAGGCAAGACTCCGGGCCGAGGGCCATAAGTCCGAGCTAATGTGTCTGGCGTATGGTGGACAACCAATCACTGACGATGGGAAACTTTTGGTCTCAGGCTGGAAGGCGATAGACCAACGGTCAGCCATCAAGCACACGACTCATGGTGACTTCAGTCATCTTCACGCTAACCCACTGATATGCAAGTGATTCTGACTTAACTATCACTATAGGACTCTGGGTCTAAGACTACAAGTGAAAGACCAAAGAGACTTTAAGTGAAAGACTAATAACAAGGACTTTAAGTATGAGCGTCATCTCTATTGACAAACATGACTTCTCTGATGTGTCGAACGCTATTGAGCCGTTTAACCTGCTGGCAGACCACTACGGGCAAGACCTTGCAGTCAAACAACTTCAGCTTGAGCATGAGGCATACACTGAAGGCGAGCGACGTTTCATCAAGAACCTTGAGCGTCAGACTGAGCGCGGGGAACTGGCAGACAATCAGGTAGCTAAGCCTCTTATGCAGACTCTGGTCCCTAAGATTGCGCAAGCTGTCAAGGAGTGGCATGAAGGTCCAGACGGGAAGCTGTCAACCTCTCGTCCGAGCGTAGCGTTCACCATGTTGAGCACTGAAGAGAAGGCCGTCAAGGACCGCTCTCTGCGCATCTCCTGTGAGTCTGCTGCGGTTATTATACTGAAGGTCATCCTCTCCAAGCTGGTCAAGCCTGAAGGGATACCGATTACACCAATGGCCTCCGCGATAGGGCGCACACTTGAGGATGAAATCCGCTTCGGTCGCATCCGTGACAAGGAGCAGGAGCACTTCAAGAAGGCAATAGCTGAGAACCTGAACAAGCGGGCTGGGGCATCCTACAAGAAAGCCTACATGCAAGCGGTTGAGACCTCCATGCTGGAGCAAGGCCAGCTTGAAGATGCGTGGGGAACTTGGAGTCCGACCGAGGCTGTCCACGTTGGAATCAAGATGCTTGAGATTGTCATCCAGTCAACGCAACTGGTCGAGCTTAAGCGCTACGGTGCTGGCAATGCAGCGACTGACGTCGAGATGGTCCACCTGTCAGACTTCTGGGTCAAGAAGATGGCACAACGAGGATTCAGCCTTGCGGGTATCGCTCCAGTCTACCAACCTTGCGTCGTGCCACCTAAGCCGTGGACTGGTGTAGTAGGCGGTGGGTACTGGGCCAAAGGTCGCAGACCGTTGCCATTGATTCGCTTAGGGTCTAAGTCTGCGGTGGCACGTTATGAAGATGTGTACATGCCTGAAGTATACGACGCTGTTAACATCATCCAGAATACACCTTGGAAAGTTAACAAGAAGGTGCTGGACGTGGTGAATATGGTCGAGAAGCTGAATAACACGCCTATTGACGACATCCCTCAGATGGAACCACTGAAGCCTGAAGACTATGCGGGAGAGACTGAAGAGGAACTCAAGGCATGGAAGAAAGCTGCTGCTGGTATCTATCGCCGCGAGAAGGCCAGACAGTCACGCAGGTTGTCACTGAGCTTTATCGTTAACCAAGCGAACAAGTTCTCTCAGTTCAAGGCCATATGGTTCCCGTATAACATGGATTGGCGAGGCCGTGTCTACGCTGTCCCTATGTTCAACCCTCAAGGTAACGACATGCAGAAGGGTCTCCTGACTCTGGCAGTCGGCAAGCCTATTGGTGCTGACGGTTTTAAATGGCTGAAGGTCCACGGTGCAAACTGTGCGGGTGTTGATAAAGTCACCTTCGAGGAGCGCATCAAGTGGGTGGAAGACAACCACGACAACATCATGACTGCTGCTAAGGCACCGATGGATAGCATTGAGTGGTGGGGCAAGTTAGACTCTCCGTTCTGCTTCCTAGCGTTCTGCTTCGAGTATGCTGGCGTAATGCACCACGGACTGTCCTACAACTGCTCGCTACCGATAGCGTTCGATGGGTCCTGCTCTGGTATTCAGCACTTCAGCGCGATGCTTCGTGACCACATCGGTGGACATGCAGTAAACCTGACGCCATCCGGTAAGGTACAGGACATCTACCGCATCGTATCTGACCGCATTGAGGAGGAGCTTAAAGTCCTGCTGATTAACGGTACGGACAACGAGATGGTAACGCACGAGGACAAGAAAACTGGTGAGATTACCGAGCGTCTCAAGCTGGGGACAAGAGAGCTGGCCCGTCAGTGGCTGACCTACGGTATGTCACGCAAGGTAACTAAGCGTTCGGTCATGACTCTGGCCTATGGGTCGAAAGAGTATGGCTTCGCAGACCAAGTTTACGAGGACATCGTGATGCCAGCGATTGACTCAGGGTCTGGCGCTATGTTCACTGAACCAAGCCAGGCGTCTCGCTTCATGGCTAAGATGATTTGGGAAGCAGTGAGTGTGACCGTAGTTGCTGCGGTTGACGCGATGAAGTGGCTTCAAGGTGCTGCCAAGCTGCTGGCTGCTGAAGTGAAGGACAAGAAGACTGGAGAAATCCTGAAGCCTTGCCTTCCAGTGCACTGGGTCACACCTGATGGTTTCCCTGTCTGGCAGGAATACCGCAAGAAGGATACCACTCGTCTTAACCTGATGTTCTTAGGGTCGTTCAACCTTCAACCTACGGTCAACAAAGGGTCGAAGAAAGAGCTGGATAAGCACAAGCAGGAGTCCGGTATCAGCCCTAACTTTGTACACTCACAGGACGGCAGTCACCTGAGGAAGACTGTGGTCCACACCCACAGCAAGTATGGCGTGATGTCCTTCGCGGTGATTCACGATAGCTTTGGGACTATCCCTGCTGACGCTGAGTTCCTGTTCAAGGGTGTCCGTGAGACGATGGTCGAGACCTACCGCGACAACGATGTGCTGCAAGACTTCTACGAGCAGTTCGCGGACCAGCTTCACGAGACCCAGCGCGACAAGTTGCCTGAGTTACCGAAGCGCGGTAAACTGAACATCGAAGACATTCTGTCATCTGACTTTGCATTCGCCTAAGGAGGCAACCTAATGAAATTCGCACACAAAATCACTAACGTAGAAGGTGGTAATAAGCTGGTAACTGTGACCGAGAACAACGGTAAGGCGCTGGTCAAGATGACAATGATTCCAGCCGGGACAGCAAAGCGCGTGGGTCTCACCCAGAAGGAGCTGGTCCAGAACGTCCAGTGGTCCCACGAGAAGTCACTCGAAGCCGAGGCAGCAAAATGACAGACCTGAAGTGGCTGGCCTTATGGCTGGCTTTCCTAGCGGTGTATACCTTAATCCAACGCAGAAGAGGTTAACCCTATGTTCTTTAACTCCGCACTGAAAGCACGCATCGCAGAACTTGAACTCCACCTGAAGAACAGCGAGGAGCTGAACAACCATAAGTCAGCGACCATTGATAGCCTACGGGCTGAGAAGACCAAGCTGGTGGACCGAGTGTCCTACCTTCAAGGCAAGAAAGCGCCAATCAAGGTTAAGCGGATGGTCGGACTGAAGTTCCGGGCGCTGTTAAACGGCCTCTATCAGCCTACCGAGTTCAAGACCGGGCCGGGCAACTGTGGGAAGAACGTTAAGCACTTCACTGTAACAAAGACCGACCGCACCCTGACCATCCACCAGCACCACGTTGACGACTCTCAGAAAGACTTCGAGTACCGACTGAGTGACATCGACGGTCGCATCCAGTATGACTATGAGATGGTGCAGGTTTACGGTGAGGAGGCAGAACAAGAGCGAGCACTTCAGGCGATGATTAGAAGACCACGCTTTGCCTAAACTATCACTATAGGATTAGACTCAAGGTCATGACTCAAAGTCGTGGCCTTCATGATTAACCCTAAACTCAATCAGGAGCTACACATGTATCAGAACACCGTAAACTTCGAGCGCATCCGTGAACGTCAGCAGACTGAAGGATACATGCCGAAGGGCCGCAAGCTGAACAAGACTAAACGTGGCGGTGGCGTGAAGGGTGCTTTCCGTAACGCTGAGGGTAAAGACTCTCTGGTCAACCAAGAGAAGTATTTCGTAGGAGCGTAAGACATGGGCATGTTCTCAAGAGCACATAGTGGAAACCTGAACACCCTGCGTAAGGCCATCCACAACTGGCAGTCCGAGACCGACTATAACGCAGTGGTCAGCACTTGGTTTGACCCGGTGATGAACAGGCAATGCGTCAGGGCGGGTATAGTCCACATTCATACACGAGAGGTCCTCATTGAGAAGGACTTCACGGAGTACCCGAATATCCACGACGAAGATGTGCAGACCGTAGCGGTTGCCACTTGGTTTAACAAACAGTTCAACGACTACACTGGTAGATTCCTTTAATTCTGGAGACATTAACGATGACAACTATCAAGACCAACCCTCACCTCGCTGTAGATTACTCTGAGTCTGGCGTTAAGAAGGCACTAGAAGCAGCCGGGTCTCTGGAAGCTGAAGTGAAGTATGACGGTGTGCGGTTGAATATTCCGGTCTTCCCTGATGGGCGAACTGAATGGTTAAGCCGTGAGTCAAAGACGCTTCCGGCCTTAGACCATTTGTCAACAGTTGGTCAGGACATCGGAGCTTGCCGTGCGTCCGACTGGCGATGGTTCCTGAAGCAAGCAGGACATGAAGTCTCTGGCCTGATGATTGACGGAGAGGTGATGGTCAAGGGTGTAGACTTCAACACATCCTCAGGTCTTATCCGCACGAAGTGGCTGAAGCCTGATAACCTCAAGTTCAATGACGTAAAGTTTGACGAGATGCCCCGCAAGTCTACAGGCGCTAAGTCTAAACTTCCGTTCCTGCTAGCACCAGAGCACATTCAAGTGGTCGTCTACGGGGTCATCGACCTTAACGTCATCAACGACCCGAAAGCTGAAGGTCCTATCCATAGCGTCACACGCCTGAAGGCCGAAGCTATCGTCCCTCTCCTCCAGAAATACTTCCCGGAAATCGACTGGGTTCTGTCTGAGTCACACACGGTCTATGACCTTGAGTCGCTCAACTCCCTGTACGAAGAGAAGCGTCTGGAAGGACACGAGGGTCTGGTAGTCAAGGACCCGCTGGGTAAATACAAGCGTGGCAAGAAGTCAGGCATGTGGAAAATGAAACCTGAGGATACCATTGATGGTATTGTGGTCGGACTGAATTGGGGGACTGAAGGTCTCGCCAACGAAGGGAAGGTCATCGGGTTTGACGTACTGCTTGAGAACGGTATGGTCGTAGCTGCAAATAACATTAGCCAGAAGTTGATGGATGAGTTCACAGCTAACGTCATAGAGGCAAGAGACTCCACGGATAAAATACTGCCTTGTGCCTACTACGAGGGCTGGCAGTGTGAAGTCTCCTACATGGAGATGACACCAGATGGTTCCTTACGTCACCCTAGCTTCAAGTGCTGGCGCGGGACGGAAGATAACCCAACGGTGAAATCATGAGCACGCAACTTTATGTCAACACGGCAAGCGGTCAACTCTACGCCGTAGTAAACGGTGAGCTGTGGTATCGCAAACTCAAGAAGTGGGCCAAGTCCTACTACGACGAAGAGACAATATCAACCATGAGTCATCGCTACCGAAAGGCTGCTAAGGTGAACAACTTTAAGATGCGTTAATGTCAACCCAGTGGCCTTCGCGGACTGCTGGGTTTCTTTGCGTCTGGGCCACCAGCTCGACCCTAAGCTATCACTATAGGACAACCATCAACAACCTAAGGAGACTCTATGTCTAAGAACTTAATGTTCAACCGTTATTCCAATACCTTCCACCTGTCCAACAACCCGTTCGCTTGCATTAAGCGCAACGAGAAGCTCGGATACTTCGGGAAGGCAGTTAAGTTATCACCTACAGTCTTCGCGCTGATTACTCCGGGCAAAGCTGAAGATGCTCGCCAGAAGCGTGAGACCAGCGTACCTGTGGTCTACACTAAGTGGCCTCGCGTTCGCCTGTTCGTTGAGTTCGTGAAGGAGGTGGTCAATGATTAAGGATGGCGACACGGTTAAATACGTCGGACCTCTTACAGAACATATGGGCCGCGCCGGCGGCAAGGTGCTAGAGGTCCAAAATTCGGGAATCGCCGTCGTTAAGTGGCCCGGAAAATCTACACCAGTCAAGCACATCAACACCGCATTGATTGTCACTAATAAGGTGCAGTCAGAGCCGACAACTGTAGGTCAGGACGACGGTGTCCGCAAGCCTTCCCACTATCAGGTATTCGAAGGCGTGGAGTCCATCGAGATTATCGCAAGGTCAATGACCGTGAGTGAGTTTCGCGGGTTCTGCCTCGGAAATGTCCTTAAGTATCGACTACGAGCTGGCAAGAAGTCCGAGCTAGCGACTATGGAGAAGGACCTGAATAAGGCTGCATTCTATCAGGAGCTGTTCGACCTTCATAAAGGCAAGTGTTATGCTGCCGAGTGAATGGTGCGAGATGATGTTCGAGAAGACTGGTGACACCAATTACCTCGAAATGTATAACCTGTGGAAAGGGAGAGGTCTATGAGCCTTGAAGAAAAGAAGTACATCGTGGAACTTGAGGGTCGCGTCCAGTCCTTCGAGGTCCCGGTATACGCCAAGTCTCTGGACGAGGCGACCCTAAAGTCTCAGGAATATGAAGATGCTGGTTTCGTGGTAGGCCGCATCAGACCTGAGCTGCACGACTAAACTATCACTTTAGGAACACCTTAACTTTAACTAGGAGATTTACACCGATGGCTAAAGAGCAACTGAAGACTTTCACCACTCCGGTAGCTGGTATCGTTGAGCCTTACGCATGGCTTAACAAAGCAGACACCAAGTTCAACGAGCGCGGTGAGCATAAAGTAAACCTGACATTCGACCTAAGCGACCCTAAGGTCCGCATGATGATTGATGTCTTGCAGAAGATTCACGACGATGCGTATGCGAAAGCACTCGCAGACCACGAGAAGAACCCTCCTCAGGTTCAGCGTGGCAAGAAGCCTATCGAGCCGCGTGAAGGCGATATGCCGTGGATTGAGAACGGTGACGGCACTGTTACCATGAAGTTCAAATGCTTTGCGTCTTACTTGAAAGACGGCAAGTCCGAGCCTATCGTATTACGGTTCTACGACACCGATGCTAAACTCATCCGTGACGTCCCGAATATTGGCGCGGGGTCTAAGCTGAAGGTCAAGTTTAAAGTCCTGCCGTTCAAGTGGAACGCTGCGACTGGTGCAAGCGTTAAGCTCCAGCTTGAGTCCTGCCTTCTGGTAGAACTGAAAGAGTGGAAAGGTGATGGTGCTGGTGGCGATGGTGGTTGGGGTGATGATGAAGACCTCGGTACTGGCTACAAAGCATCAACCGATGGTGACTTCGGGTCTGACGACTTCGGTGAAGATGCCGATGGTGGTGATGACTCTGCGTCCGGTGGCGATTACGACTTCTAATCGTGGCTGCATGGACACCAAAACGGGGGCACTCTGTGGGTGCCTACCGCTCTGGACTTGAGGCCAAGAACCAGCAGTGGCTGGAGCAGAATGGCGTCAAAGCGGAGTACGAAAGCCATTATATCAACTATGTGATTCCGGCTTCCGACCACAAGTACACACCAGACTTCATCCTTCCGAACGGAATCATCGTCGAGACCAAAGGTATCTTCGATAGTGAAGACCGTAAGAAGCACCTTCTGGTACGAGAGCAGCACCCAGAGTTAGACATCCGGTTCGTGTTTAGCTCTTCCCGCTCCAAGTTATACAAAGGGTCTCCGACCACGTATGGCGCATGGTGCGAAAAGAACGGCTATAAGTATGCAGATAAGTTTATCCCGGTTGAGTGGCTACGGGAGGCGACTGTGCGTCTGCCTTCAGGTATACTCATTCCCAAGAAGAAAGGAGTTAAGTGATGACTCAAGAAGTTAAGGTCGTTCGTCAGCGCCTGACCATTGATAAAATCCCGGTAGGCTATGCGTTTATCGTCCACGGTAAGCCGGGTGAAGTGTACGTGAAGATTAGTAACTCTCACGTCTTCAACCATAAGTTACTCCAGATGCACACCACGGATGCTAACCGCTTCCAACGCCATCTGAACCTCGTAGCTGTAGAGCTGGTGGTGTACGATGGTGAGTAAGGTTCAGTTCAACCCACGGTCCCGGACTGACGCTATCTTCGTTCACTGTTCGGCTACCAAGCCAGAGATGGACATCGGGGTAGAGACCATCCGTATGTGGCACAAGCAGCAAGGCTGGCTGGACGTAGGCTACCACTTTATCATCAAGCGTGATGGCACTGTGGAAGAGGGACGCCCGGTCAATGTCGTAGGGTCACACGTTAAGGACTGGAACTCACGGTCTGTAGGCGTCTGCCTTGTAGGTGGAATTGACGCTAAGGGCAAGTTTGAAGCTAACTTCACTCCAGCCCAGATGGACTCCCTGCGCAGCAAGCTGGCTGACCTGAAGGCTCTGTATCCTCAGGCAGAAATCAAAGCACACCATGACGTAGCACCAAAGGCGTGTCCAAGTTTCGACTTGCAACGCTGGCTGTCTACCAACGAACTGGTCACTTCCGACCACGGTTAATAACCTCTAAAGGAGAACACTCAATGATTAAACTTATCGAATTTCTTGGTCGTCTGGTGGTGCGTGGTTATCGTCGCGCTGCTGTTATGGAACGAAAGGTAGCAGAGAAGGCTGCTGACGGTGCGGCTGATGCTGCTGCTCTGGCTGATAAGCTGACCATCGCGTCACTTGAAGCTGGCATGAAGGCACGTCAGGCTGACACCAAAGCTGACCAGTTGGCCCAGTTCTTCAAAGCCTAAACTATCACCTTAGGGATGGGACAATTAGTCCTGTCCCTTTGTTCGCATTTGTGATTAAGGAGTGACCAATGTCATACGATGACCAAGACGACGAGAGTGTCTTTCTGTATCACACCCAGTGTCCAGACTGTGGGTCCTCGGATGCCAATGGTGTTTACTCAGACGGCCATCAATTTTGTTTTGCATGTGACCCTTCAGTCGCATGGAAGAAAGGAGACATGGAGTTGACCGAGGGATACACACCCTCAGGAGGTATAAAGCAAGTGAGCAATCTGTTAACGTTCAGTGAGAACGCTGGACGATATGTCCCACTACCAGCCCGTAGTCTCAGCATGGAGATATGCAAGAAGTACAGCTACTGGGTGGGTAACATGGGCGGCAAGATGGTTCAGGTCGCTGATTATTACGACAGGTCCGGGACCAAGGTAGGACAGAAAGTCCGAGACGCTGAGAAGAACTTCACGTCTATCGGTAGCGTCAAGTCTGACATGCTGTTCGGCTCTCAGCTCTGGAACGGTGGCAAGAAGATAGTCATCACCGAGGGTGAGATAGACGCTCTGTCTGTGGCTCAGGTGCAGGACGGGAAGTATCCTGTGGTCTCGCTTCCGTTAGGCTCCAAGTCTGCGAAGAAAGCGATGGCTGCCAACCTTGAGTACCTCGACCAGTTCGAAGAGATAATCTTGATGTTCGACATGGACGAACCGGGTCGTCAGGCCATTGAGGATGCAGCTCCAGTCTTACCAGCGGGTAGGGTTAAGGTAGCATTCATCAACGGGCACAAAGATGCCAACGCTGCACTTCAGGCCAAGGACTTCAAGGCCATCACCGATGCAATCTGGAACGCTAAACCTTTCGTCCCGGCTGGTGTGGTATCAGCGACAAGTCTGAAAGACCGAACACGAGAGGCAATGCTTAAGGCAGAGACTGAAGGTCTCATGTTCTCGTCATGCACAACACTCAACGCAATGACCCTCGGTGCGCGAGCTGGTGAGCTTATCATGGTGACTTCAGGGTCAGGCATGGGTAAGTCTACCTTCGTCCGTCAGCTCCTCTTGGAGTGGGGCAGAGGTGGTAAGCGTGTGGGTATGGCGATGCTGGAAGAGGCAGTAGAGGAAACAGTTCAGGACCTTATGGGTCTGGACAATAACGTCCGTCTACGCCAGAGCAAGGAACTGAAGCAAGCCATCTTAGAGGATGGTCGGTTCGACGAATGGTATGACAAGCTGTTCGGGGACGATAAGTTCCACCTTTACGATTCATTCGCAGAGTCAGAGGAAGACACCTTGTTCGCTAAGTTATCCTACATGGTGGACGGTCTTGACTGTGACGTCATACTGCTGGACCACATCTCAATCGTTGTGTCTGGCATGGAAGATAACTCAGATGAACGTAAGACCATTGACAGAATCATGACTCGTCTCAAGAAGTTTGCGAAGACGAAGGGCGTGGTTGTCGTTGTCATATGTCACCTGAAGAACCCAGAGAAAGGTAAATCGCATGAAGAAGGACGACCCGTTTCAATCACTGACCTACGTGGTTCTGGTGCTCTACGCCAATTATCTGATACTATCATCGCACTTGAGCGTAACCAGCAAGGTGATACTCCTAACGTTGTTCAGCTTCGTCTACTCAAGTGTCGCTTTACAGGTGATACGGGAGTGGCTGGACACCTTGAATACAACAAGACGACCGGGTGGCTTGAACCGATTAGCTTCACTGGTGGAAGCGGAGAAGAAGATAGCGACTCGTGGGACAGCAACGACTTCTAGCCTAGAGCAACGACTTGAAGAGTCACTTAAGAGGAGAGTAACTCATGCTGCGAAAACTTAAAGCTCGATACCATCGGTTCATGTACAAATGGTGGAGCGATGAATCAACCTGCCTGTCGAACATTCTGGGAGACCAGCGGTTCAACTCTAAGGCATGGAAGAAAGCTAACCGGAAGTTCATGTATCACTTCTTGCGTACAGACTTCTAGGTCTAGACTCAAGGTCATTCACATCGAGTGACCTTTATGATTAGACTAAACGGAGGATTAATAATGAAGGTTCTAAGTCTGTTTGATGGAGTTGGTGGTGGATATCAAGCACTACGGCTTGCCGGGGTCCAAGTCTCTTCATACATCTCTTCAGAGATAGAAAAGAGCAGTATAAACATAGCAGCCCGTCATATACCTGACTACTTAAACCTAGGTGATGTTAGAGGGGTAAGAGGTGGTGACTACGACTTAATACTTGCCGGGTCTCCATGTCAAGGCTTTTCGTATGCAGGGAGGGGGCTTAACTTCAGTGATCCGCGCTCCTCACTCTTCTTCGAATTTGTCAGAATAGTCAGAGAATCATTAATCTTTAACCCTGATGTTAAAATCTTCTTAGAGAACGTAAATATGCGTAGGGAGTGGAAGGATGTCATAACGTCAGAGCTGGGAATCAATCCAGTAGAAATATGCGCATCCACATTATCACCTTTCCGTAGAAACCGATTATACTGGTTCAACTGGGAGTCAGCACCTGAAATAAAGACTGTCAGTTTCAAGGAGCTAACTGGTGGTTTACCATGTAGTATAGTTGGTAGACCACTTGACGAGAACCTTAAGAGGGTAGACGGAAAAGGCCTTCCGGTGGTTCAATGCATAGAGGTTACAAATGGGGATATTGGAAGATGTGTAACTACGGTATCAAAAGACTCATGTGTATACCTAGGGGCTAATAGACCTCCGTCTAGAATACCTGATGCATATGGGGCTAATCGTAACTTATGGAGAGACCTTACTATATCCGAGCTGGAGGTGGGGCATGGGTATGACAGTGGGTTTTTTGATAATGTCAAGGAATCTACCGCCAGAAAGGCCATAGGAAACGGATGGAGCTTACAGGTTGTTTCTAGCATATTTAGAGGGCTAAACCATGTTTGACCTTAAGAGTATCTGGGGTTCTGACATCGAGACCAACGGTCTCCTTGACACCGTGTCCCAGTTCCATTGTGGGGTCCTGATTAATGCCGAGTCGAATGAGACCCTTAAGTATGGGGTAGCGCCGATGGTCGGTATCGTCGGTGGCTTCAAAGAGTATGTGCAGAAGGTGGAAGAGATTGCCGCATCGCCGGATGGTATGCTGGTATTCCACAACGGTATCAACTATGACGTCCCTGCTATTGACAAGCTGAAGCGTCTGTACTTCGGGAAACGCTTTAACTTCCCGAAACACAAGATGATTGATACCTTGGTGTTGGGCCGCTTGATGTATCCCAACATTAAGTTCTCAGACATGGGAGCGGTGAAAGCTGGTCGTCTGCCACCTAAGATGATGGGACGCCAGTCTCTTGAGGCTTGGGGCTATCGTCTAGGTGAGATGAAGGGTGAGTACAAACACGATTACGTTGCCAAGTGCAAGGCCGAAGGTATCGAATATAAGTCTGGGGACGAATGGTTGTTCCCATCTCAGGAGATGCTGGACTATAACGTTCAGGACGTTGTGGTCACACTGGCATTGTTCAAGAAGTTCCTGACTGACAAGTATTACTTCCAGTCTGAACAGTTCGCTTTCGAACAGATTTATGCGTTGCGTCTGGAACATGATGCTGCGTGGACCTGTGCGAAGATGGAGCGTAATGGCTATCCGATGAACACCGAGATGGTCGAAGGCTTATATCGTGAACTCACTGTCAAACGTGCGGAGTTACTTGACAAGCTGCGCTCTACTTTCGGTAGCTGGTACGCACCAAAGGGAGGCAAGGAGTTCTTCAGGCATCCACGGACAGGTAAGGACCTTCCGAAGTATCCGCGAGTCGTGTATCCTAAGGTCGGTGGAATCTTTAAGAAGCCGAAGAACAAAGCTCAACGCTTAGGTCTTGAACCTTGTGAACTCGATACGCGAGACACAATGGAAGGAGCACCATTCACGCCAATCACTTACGTTGAGTTTAATCCGGGAAGCGGAGACCACTTAGCGAAAGTCCTGATGGAGCGTGGCTGGGAGCCTGCGGACTTCACTGACACCGGTAAACCCGTAGTCGATGACGAGACGTTAGAACACGTTAAGTTACCAGACGCAGAGGCTCAGGCTTGCGTAGAGCTGGTCCGTGAGTATCTGGTGGTCCAGAAGCGCATCGGTCAGGCGGCTGAAGGTAAGAACGCATGGTTGAAACTTGTGGGTCCAGACGGACGTATGCACGGTTCAATCAATCCATGTGGTGCAGTAACCGGACGTGCGACCCATAGTTCACCAAACATGGCTCAGGTCCCAGCTAACGGTGCTCCATATGGTGAGACTTGCCGTGGTGCTTTCGGTGCAGCGTGGAACAAGACTGACGGTAAGCCAGACCCTTGGATTCAAGTAGGTGTGGATGCTTCAGGTCTTGAGCTTCGTTGTCTGGGGAACCGAGCGTCTCCGTTCGATGGTGGTGAATACGCGAAGACTGTAGTAGAAGGTGACATCCACTGGGCCAATGCTGTCAACGCAGGGTTAGCTCCTAACGTCCCACGCGACAAGTCTAGCCACGACCACGATGCTTTCCGTAACAACGCCAAGACGTTCATCTATGCGTTCCTGTATGGTGCAGGGGCCGCGAAGATTGGACTGATAGTAGGAGGCGGTAAGAAGGAAGGTTCAGCTCTCATGAAGAAATTCATTGAGGGCACACCAGCTATCAAGGACCTGCGAGAGGCTGTGCAGAACACGCTCATATCTGAGTCCAAGTGGGTAGACGGTGAGAACATCGTGAAGTGGAAACGTCGCTGGCTGAAGGGTCTGGACGGTAGACGCATTCACATCCGGTCTCCACACTCAGCACTTAACGCCTTACTTCAGGGTGACGGTGCGGTGGTATGTAAGCACTGGATGGTACTGACTGAGAAGAAACTCGAAGAGGCTGGTTACGGTAACGGATGGGACGGTGACTTTGCACTAATGGCGTGGATTCACGATGAATTACAGATAGCGTGTCGCACTCAGGAGATAGCAGAAGATGTCGTCCGTATTGCTCAAGAGGCGATGCGTGAGGTGGGTGAGTTCTATAACTTTAAATGCGTCCTTGACACCGAAGGGAAGATAGGACCAACGTGGAAGGAGTGTCACTAGTGAAAACTTACACAGAGCAGGAGGTCAAAGACCTTATGCGCTCTGCCTGGTGGTGTGGACACGAAGAGTCTCGATATGCCCCAAACCTTAACGGCTCGTGTAATAGGGATATTCGTCACCTCCTACGCGACCACAACGAACCAAATGAAGAAGGAGAAATCTAATGGCTATGACCAAACGAATCCGTGTGAGTTTCGACCTGAAGATGGTAGCTGGCTCAGAAGAGGAGTCCGCGCTCAACAGGAGTCTCGTCGAAATGGCTAAGCTGTACTTAGCTGGAGAGAAGACTGATGGTCTAGGCCTGAAGCTTTTACAGACATCCCTTGAGTCTGGGCCAGAGGCAGCGCTTGAGATTGCCCTGAAGAAGACCATCAAGGAGGAGCTAGTGAAGACATTCAGTGGCAAACAGTTTGGCGTCTCCAACCTGCGCTTTGAGGTGAAACGATGAGTGAATACTTACGGGTCCTAGCGGCCCTTAAGTCGTGCCCGAAGACCTTCCAGTCCAACTATGTGCGCAACAACGCTGCACTTGTGGCTGAGGCTGCGAGTCGTGGACATCTAAGCTGCCTGTCTATGGATGGGCGTAACAACGGTGCGTGGGAGATTACCGCTGAAGGCACCAAGTTCCTAAATCAACATGGAGGCTGTCTATGAATCAAGACGTATCAGGACGCGAACTTAAGGTAGGACAGAAGGTTGCTTTCTGTCTGGCTGGAAATTCGTACGCAATGTGTATAGGCGAAGTCGTCCGGGTAATGCCTAAGACGGTAGCCATCAAGCACAAGACATTTACTCGCTGGAAAGGAGTTACCGAGGAAGTCGAGACGGTACGTGCATTCTCTTCAGTGTGTATCGTTGAGGAGGCGTAATGTCTGACAAGAAGATTGCTCTGGTTCTGGATGGTGACTATCTGGTCTTCTCTTCTATGGCTGCTGCCGAGGACGAGACAGACTGGGGCGACGACATCTGGACCCTTATCTGCGACCACGAGAAGGCTCGTCGTATCCTTGAGAACACCATCGCCGAAATCGTCAAGAAGCGCAAGGCGTGGAAAGACGCTAAGATTGTGATGTGCTTCACCGATGACGCCAACTGGCGCAAGTCAATATTACCGACCTATAAGGCCAACCGTAAAGGTTCTCGCAAGCCTGTAGGTTACAAGAAGTTCGTAGCCGAAGTGATGGCTGACCCACGGTTCAACAGCTTCCTGAAGCCAGCGCTTGAGGGCGATGACTGCATGGGCATCATTGGTACACGACCTCAGATTGTGGGCTGCGACCATGCGGTGCTGGTGTCCTGTGATAAGGACTTCAAGACTATCCCGAACTGTGAGTTCTTCTGGTTAACCACTGGTGAAATCCTGAGCCACACGACTGCCGAGGCAGATTACTGGCACATGGAGCAGACCATCAAGGGTGACATGACGGATGGCTACGGCGGTATTCCGGGGTACGGTGAGGACACTACCCGCGCTTTCCTTGACGAGCCGTACTACTTCGTGCAAGAGACCCGCGAGCTGAAGACTGGCAAGAACAAAGGTCAGCTCAAGGTCGAGTGGAAGAAGTATCCGAAGCGAGAAGACCAGACGTTGTGGGACTGCATGGTGACTCTGGCTGCTAAAGCTGGGATGACCGAGGAGGAACTTCTGGTTCAAGCTCAGGTAGCTCGTATTTGCAGAGCCTCCGACTACGACCCTAAGTCCAAGGAGGTCATCCTATGGACACCATCCATGTAATATACTGGGCCGGACTTCTGGCCCTTTACTACATGTATAAGTGGTTCGGGTCGAACAACCGTCCTAAACACTGAGTCTAACCGATAGTCATATCCTATCAATCCAACAGTCATCCATAGGTGAAACACTAAACTATCACTATAGGGACTTTAGGACCAAAGATATGACTATAAGATAGACTTTAGTCTTAACTTAAAGAGGAGATTCAAGATGGCGATTAATGCTATTGAAAACGTTGTTAAGCAGTTACAGGAAGAAAGACTTGATGTCCCGAACATCTCACAGTCTGCCATCCAGTTCCTGCACGTACTGTTCAACGCAAGCTACGCTGAGAAGATGGGAGCTATCAGTCTCCTCAAGCAGCAAGGCTACAGCGATGCGTTCATTGCCGGGTTCATCAAGGGTCTCCAGTATTGTTCTGACACTCTCGACTCTGCAATCGCTATGCGTCGTGAGCTGAAAGATACCGTTCAGTTCGATTAACTGTAGGAGGGACTATGTGTTTCAGTCCAAAGATTAGCACTCCGAAGCCGTCTGTCCAAGCACCTGAACCAGCACCTCTGAGTGAGGAGGTTGCGTCAGTTGACATCGGGGCAGAATCGGATGTAGACACCAACGAGACCAAAGGTATCAAAGACCTTAAGGTTAAGAAGGAGTCTGCACCTAAAGATAAATCGTCAGTGAGTCGCGCTATGCGGGCCTCTGGCGTAAACATGGGGTAAGACAATGCTACCATATCTCAACTCACGCGAAGGTCGCCACATGTGCGCCTGTCGCCTCTGGGAAGACGGGCAGTCTAACTTCAAGTCATTCGAGGACTTCAAGGCTCATACTTATCGTATGGCTGACGAGTTCGACGGTGAAGAGTACACAATCTACGATGTCTCAGGTCAACCAGTAGCGTATCTCTACATGCTGGCTACCGCATCTTGGCACCGACCGACTCCCGGTCTTGACCTTTCAATCGTCGCTATTCGTCGTGACTCGCAGTCCTCCCGCAAGGTTCTTGAGACTGTCAGGCACATCATAGACGAAGAGTGCAATCGTTGGGGTCTTGGCTGGTATTCTCGTGTCAAGCATGTTTCTGGGTCGGTAGACATCGTAACAACTAAGGAGATTAACCGTGGGTAAATCAATCAGTAAGGCTTTCAAGAAAGTGGTGAAAAGTACGTTAGGGACCGTAGGTCTTGGCTCTGACGATGCACCTAATGTTGTTGAGGCTCAGACCCCAGCAGCACCAGTGGAAGTTCCGAACGACCAAGTTGAAGATGTGGATACTGAAACAACCGCATCTGACGAGAAGAAAGTGAAGCGGTCCGGTAAGCGTAGCCTTCAGGTCTCTCGCACCTCTGGTGGAGGCATCTCTATATGACAGACTGCATACTACATAAAGGCTGCGTTAATAATTCTGGGTATGGCCTGAAGTGGTATGCTGGTAAGCTGCGGGGAGCACACGTAGTGTCGTATCTCAATAACAAGGGACCTATACCAGAAGGGCTAGTTGTGATGCACTCTTGTGACAACAGATTGTGCGTAAATCCAGAACACCTTAGTATTGGGACCTACAGTGAGAACATGATAGACTGTGTTTCCAAGGGACGGAAGAACTCTCCGCATAGTGACAGCCACTACAACTCCAAGCTGAGCGCTGAAGAAGTTAAGTCCATACGCAAGTCAGGACTAACGGCTACAGAGCTTACAGCCATGTATCCCGGAGTGTCTAGGAGAACGCTGTCTGACGTATTAACAGGTAAAACATGGAGGCACGTAGATGGCTGAACGTGAAGGGTTCGCTGCTGAAGGCGCGAAGTCAGTTTATGATAGATTAAAGAACGGACGACAGCCATATGAGACGCGCGCTCAGAACTGTGCTGCCGTGACCATCCCCTCGCTATTTCCCAAGGAGTCCGACAACTCGTCTACGGAATACGTGACGCCGTGGCAAGCTGTAGGTGCTCGCTGCTTGAACAACTTGGCCGCAAAGCTAATGTTGGCGTTATTCCCGCAGTCACCGTGGATGCGACTGACAGTCTCAGAATATGAGGCCAAGACCTTGAGTCAGGACTCAGAGGCCGCTGCTCGTGTTGACGAAGGGCTGGCTATGGTCGAGCGTGTGTTGATGGCCTACATGGAGACAAACAGTTTCCGTGTCCCACTGTTTGAAGCTCTGAAGCAGCTTATCGTCTCCGGTAACTGTCTGCTTTACATTCCTCCTCCAGAACAAGGAACCTACAGTCCCATGCGAATGTACCGCTTAGTGTCTTACGTTGTTCAACGTGATGCGTTCGGTAACATCTTGCAGATTGTGACTCTCGACAAGGTAGCGTTTAGTGCTCTACCGGAAGACGTGAAGTCTCAACTCAACGCAGACGACTATGAGCCTGACACCGAGCTTGAAGTGTATACGCACATATACCGTCAGGACGATGAGTATCTGCGATATGAGGAAGTGGAAGGCATTGAGGTAACAGGGACCGATGGTTCCTACCCGCTGACTGCATGTCCATACATCCCGGTACGAATGGTTCGACTGGATGGTGAAGACTATGGTCGTTCTTACTGCGAGGAGTATCTGGGAGACCTGAACTCGCTGGAGACGATTACAGAAGCTATCACCAAAATGGCTAAGGTAGCCTCCAAAGTGGTGGGCCTCGTTAACCCGAACGGTATCACGCAACCTCGACGTCTGAACAAGGCGGCTACAGGTGAGTTCGTGGCGGGTCGAGTAGAGGACATCAACTTCCTGCAACTGACGAAAGGTCAGGACTTTACGATTGCCAAGTCGGTGGCTGATGCTATCGAGCAACGTTTAGGCTGGGCCTTCCTTCTTAATAGTGCTGTTCAGCGTAATGCCGAGCGAGTAACTGCTGAAGAGATTCGTTATGTTGCTGGCGAACTGGAGGCGACCTTAGGTGGCGTGTACTCAGTACAGTCACAAGAGCTTCAGTTACCTATCGTCCGTGTACTGATGAACCAGCTTCAGTCTGCTGGCATGATTCCTGACCTTCCGAAAGAAGCGGTAGAGCCTACGGTCTCCACTGGTCTGGAAGCTCTGGGCCGTGGTCAGGACTTGGAGAAGCTGACTCAGGCAGTAAACATGATGACTGGTCTTCAGCAGCTCTCTCAGGACCCGGACATCAACTTGCCGACCCTTAAGCTGCGACTTCTGAACGCTCTGGGTATAGACACCGCTGGCCTGCTCCTGACGCAAGACGAGAAGCTGCAACGTATGGCTGAACAATCCGCTCAAGGAGCTGTGGTCAATGGTGCGTCTGCTGCTGGTGCTAACATGGGCGCTGCTGTAGGTCAGGGAGCTGGTGAGGACATGGCTCAAGCCTAAACTATCACTATAGGAACACCGAAAGTAAGAGCGACTAAGCCGACCATATGGTAGCCGTTAGTCCCACACTGCAAGTAGGTGTTTACCTATTAACGACTTAAAGGAGAATGACTCAATGTCTCAATCAGTTTATGCCGAGTTCGGCGTTAGCTCTAATGCAATCACTGGTTCCGTTGAGGACCTGAACGAACACCAGAAGTCTATGCTTGAACAGGACGTAGCTGTTCGTGATGGCGACGACGCTATTACCTTCAAGCAACTGGAAGCCGAAAATGAAGAGGCTGACGAAGAAGACGAGAACGTCGAAGAGACTGAAGGTGAAGAAGACCACGAGTCCGATGACGAAGAGTCTGAGGCCGATGGTGAGCAGCCTGAGTTCATCGAACTGGGTGATGCACCGAAAGAGCTGACCGAAAGTGTCACCGCTCTGGATGAAAACGAAGCTGCATTCGACGACATGGTGTCTTCTGCTGTGGAAGCTGGCAAGGTCACTGCTGATGAAATTACCGCTATCAAGGCCGAATACGCCAAGGACGGTAAGCTGTCTGATGCATCCTACGCTAAGTTGCAGGAAGCAGGTTACACCAAGCGTTTCGTAGATTCGTTTGTCCGTGGTCAGGAAGCTCTGGCTGAACAGTATGCTGCTGGTGTAGTCCGCTACGCTGGTGGAGCTGAACAGTTTAATCGAATCCTGTCTCACCTTGAGTCAACCGACCCGTCAACTCGTGAGGCATTGGAAGCTGCTATCGTTCGTAAGGACATTGCGACTACCAAAGCTCTGCTGAATCTGGCTGGCAAGACTCTTGGTAAAGCTGTTGGTGTTAAACCTCAGCGTACCATCACCACTCAGGCTAAACCTGTGGTCGCACCTAAGGCTCCTAAGACCGAAGCATTCAGCTCTAAAGCTGACATGATTAAGGCTATGAGTGACCCGCGATACCTGCGTGACGCTAAGTACACGATGGAAGTTCGAGCTAAGGTAGCTGCATCAAGCCTGTAGGACTAAACTATCACTATAGGGAGACCAATAGACAGACTCAAGGTTTCCCTATTACTTCAGTCCATACGGATTGGGCGTACAGTAAGTAATAAACTTTATCTTTCATTCGAATAGGAGAATTATCATATGGCAAACGTTCCGGGTCAGAAAATTGGTGCAGACCAAGGTAAAGGCCAATCTAGTGCAGACCAGCTAGCACTGTTCCTTAAGGTCTTCGCTGGTGAAGTCCTGACAGCTTTCACTCGCCGCTCTGTTACCGCTGACAAACATATTGTCCGCACCATTCAGAATGGTAAGTCCGCACAGTTCCCGGTAATGGGTCGCACCTCCGGTGTGTATCTTGCTCCCGGTGAGCGCCTGAGCGATAAGCGCAAGGGTATTAAACACACTGAGAAGGTTATCACCATTGATGGTCTGCTGACCTCTGACGTGATGATTTTCGACATCGAAGACGCCATGAACCACTATGACGTGGCGGGCGAGTATTCCAACCAGCTCGGTGAGTCTCTGGCTATCGCTGCTGATGGCGCGGTACTGGCTGAGATGGCGATTCTGTGTAACCTCCCTGCCGAATCTGACGAGAACATCGCTGGTCTGGGCAAGGCGTCCGTTCTGGAAGTTGGTACTAAAGCCGACCTGAACACTCCAGCCAAGCTGGGTGAAGCGATCATTGGTCAACTGACCATCGCACGTGCTAAGCTGACTGCCAACTACGTGCCTGCTGGCGACCGCTACTTCTATACTACGCCTGACAACTACTCCGCGATTCTGGCGGCTCTGATGCCTAACGCTGCTAACTACGCTGCGCTGATTGACCCTGAGACGGGCAACATCCGTAACGTAATGGGCTTCGTTGTGGTTGAAGTTCCTCACCTGACTCAGGGTGGTGCTGGCGAAACTCGTGGTGAAGATGGTATCTCCATTGCTTCCGGTCAGAAACACGCATTCCCGGCTACCTCCAGCTCTACCGTTAAGGTTGCTCTGGACAACGTTGTGGGCCTGTTCTCTCACCGTTCCGCTGTTGGTACTGTTAAGCTGCGCGACTTGGCGCTGGAACGTGACCGCGACGTCGATGCTCAGGGCGACCTGATTGTCGGTAAGTACGCTATGGGTCACGGCGGTCTGCGTCCAGAAGCAGCAGGCGCTCTGGTTTTCAGCCCAGCAGCTCCGTAACAACCCTTAAGATGACCGTGGCTTCGGCTCCGGTCGTCCAGACTGTTAGTGGCATTGTAGGAACGAGCATTAAGGTTGAACTCACAGAACTTGTGGATGTGACCGATTGGTCTCTGCTGGCTGTAAGTGTCGACGACCCTGCCGTAACCTACAGTCGCCGCACCAATAGTCTGTACTTTAAGGCTTCGGTGGCTGGTGACTACCAGATTATCATCAGCTATGATGGCTCTCCTGTGAGAACCTTCAAGCTGCAAGTCACAAACTAATTGAAACCCCTTGGGTGCCTTCGGGTGCTTGAGGGGTTTTTTGCTTAAGGAGGGCCTATGGCTCAGTACATTCCGCTTAACGCTAATGACGACTTGGATGCTGTCAACGATATGCTGGCTGCTATCGGTGAACCAGCAGTCCTACAGCTCGACGAAGGGAACGCAGACGTCTCTAACGCTCAACGTATCCTGCATCGTGTCAATCGTCAGGTCCAAGCTAAAGGCTGGAACTTTAACATCAACGAAGCTGCTGTCCTGACGCCTGATGTCCAAGACAATAAGATTCGATTCCTACCGTCTTACCTTCGGGTCATGACTGCGGGCGCTACCAGCTACTACAGTAACATGGGTGGCTATCTCTATGACCTCAGCACTCAGTCGACAACCTTCACCGGGCCGATTACAGTCGAGCTGGTGGAGATGAAGCCATTCTCCGAGATGCCTGTGGTCTTCAGGGACTACATCGTGACCAAGGCAAGCCGTGAGTTCAACGCTAAGTTCTTCGGCAGCCCTGAGTCTGAAGCATACCTGAGGGAGCAGGAAGCAGAGCTGTACCAGCAGGTGATGGAGTACGAGATGGACACCGGGCGATACAACATGATGTCTGACATCGGGAGGGACTAATGGCCACTCATAACCTCAAGATTAACCGAGAGTTCTTTGGTCCAGTGAAGCTGGGACTGAAGACCGCTGAGCTGAGACTCAACGACAGGGACTACAAGGTGGGCGATTGGCTCATCCTGAACGAGTACGACAACGGGTACACTGGACAGCAGGTAGCACGTAAGGTTGTCCACGTGGCTGACGTAGGGTCCATAGCTCCGGGTTACGTCCTGATGAGCTGCATTTAACTGGAGGTGATATGCCACTTTATACACAAAGCATTAAGAACCTTAAGGGTGGAATTAGCCAACAGCCTGACATCCTTCGGTTCTCTGACCAAGGGGAGACCCAGATTAACGGATGGTCCTCTGAAAGTGATGGACTCCAGAAGCGTCCACCTACAGTCTGGAAGAAGCGACTAACCGCTCTGAACGAGGTTATCCCTGACCGGGCAAAGTTCCACCTGATTAACCGTGACGAGAATGAGCAGTATTACATCGTGTTCACTGGTAGTGATATTATGGTGTTAGACCTTGAGGGGAACCAGTACGCTGTGACTGGGGACATGAATTACGTTAACACCGACGCACCTCGTGATGACATCCGGGTTATTACAGTGGCTGACTACACGTTCATCGTCAACCGTAAGCGAGTCGTTAGGGAAGGGACTGAGGTCTCACATCCGGGATACGACATGAAGCACCGAGCGTTGATTAACCTTCGCGGTGGTCAGTACGGCAGAACGCTGACGGTCTCAATCAATGGTGGGGCCAAGGTAGAGCACACGCTCCCGGCTGGTAATAATGCTGAAGAGGACCCACCTAAGGTCGATGCTCAGTACATCGGTGCGCAACTGAGGACACTTCTGGTCGCTGCATATCCGAACTATACGTTCAACCTCGGGTCAGGCTACCTTGAGATTGTTGCTCCTGCTGGACAGTCCATCACCTCCGTAGAGACGACTGACGGTTACGCTAACCAGCTAATCACTGCGGTCATTGATACGGTACAGACTATCAGTAAGCTGCCTCTGGCGGCTCCTGAGGGTTATATCATCCGTATCCAAGGTGAGACCAACAGTAGCGCTGATGAATACTACGTTCGGTATGACACCCAGCGTAAGACTTGGCGTGAGACGGTTGAGCCGGGAGTGACTACAGGTCTGGACCCTGAGACAATGCCCCATGCTCTGGTTCGTCAGGTTAACGGGAACTTTACGTTCCAGACGCTGAACTGGTCTAAGCGCGGTGCTGGTAACGAGGACACTAACCCGATGCCATCCTTCGTGGATAACACCATCAACGATGTGTTCTTCTACCGTAATCGTCTTGGCTTCCTGTCTGGAGAGAACGTTGTGATGTCTCGTTCAGCCAGCTACTTTGCGTTCTTCCCTAAGAGCGTGGCGACCCTCAGTGATGACGACCCTATTGATGTGGCTGTGAGTCACCCTCGAATCTCCATCCTGAAGTATGCCGTGCCGTTCGCTGAACAGTTGCTGCTGTGGTCGGATGAGGTTCAGTTCGTGATGACCAGCTCTGGAGTCTTGACCTCCAAGTCCATTCAACTTGATGTTGGCTCTGAGTTCGCTGTGAGTGATAATGCTCGACCGTTCGCTATTGGACGTTCAGTCTTCTTCGCTGCGCCTCGTGGATCATTCACCAGCATTAACCGTTACTTTGCTGTGGCGGATGTGACAGACGTTAAGGACGCAGACGATACGACAGGGCACGTGCTCTCCTACATTCCGAACGGGGTCTTCGACATCCAAGGGTCTTCGACTGAGAACTTCATTACTGTGTCGACTGAGGGTGCTCCGAACAAGCTGTTTATCTACAAGTTCCTCTTCAAGGATGGAGTGCAGCTTCAAGCCTCTTGGTCTCACTGGGAGTTGGAGCAAGGAGAGCAGATTATGGCCTCAGCCTGTATAGGGTCCTCTATGTACATCGTGCGTAAGCATGGCTACGGAGTTGACTTGGAAAAGCTGGAGTTCATCAAGGAGGCTGTGGACATCGGCGGGGAACCCTACCGTCTCCATCTTGATGGTAAAACCACTATGGTCATCCCGACTGACGCGTTCAACCCTGACACCTACACCTCGTCCTTCGACGTTGGTGTGGCATACGGTGGAGTTTTCCCACCAGCAGGGAAGTATGTCATGGTCGACTCCGGTGGGCGCTCCGTGCAGCTACCAGACACCGTATGGTCCAGCACCCGGTGGGTGACTGTGAAGGGCGATTGGTCAGGCAAGACAGTGTTCATCGGTCGTGTCTATAAGTTCACCTACGCCTTCTCTAGGTTCCTCATCAAGTACGAGGACCAGAACGGGACGATTACGGAAGACTCCGGTCGACTCCAGCTTCGCCGCGCTTGGGTGAACTATCAGCGCACTGGCGCTCTGGTGATGCGTGTCGTCAACCAACAGCGTGAGTTCCTGAACACCCTTAACGGCTACAAGCTTGGACTACAGGACATCGGTCGGGTCAACATTGGTGACGGTCAGTTCAGGTTCCCAATGAACGGAGACGCTCTGCACACTCGGTTAATCCTTGAGTCAGACTATCCGACCCCAGTGTCCATCGTTGGTTGCGGCTGGGAGGCTTCATATGCCCGTAAAGCCAAAGCTATCTAACTAATTGAATGGCCTATAGTTTCAACTTAACTATCACTATAGGGACTATAGGCCCTTTAAGTTATAGGAACTTTATGTATATTCGTAAGGCTACTGAACCAGATGTTCACTACCTATTGGGACATCTCTCACAGGATGACGTTAACGAGTGCAGGGCAAACTTCGGGTCGACCAAAGGTCTGACCGACAGAATGCTCAGTCACCTCACTCCGTCATCTGTGGTTTTGACGAATGGCGTAGGCGAAGTGTTTGCCTATGGAGGGAACCAAGGAGATAACGTGTGGTTCCTGACTTCAAGTCTTGTCGAAAGGTTACGTCCTAAAGACAAGCGTGAGTTCATTCAGCGCATCTCTGAGTACAGGGACTTAATGTTAGGCCAATACGGGACCATCTGGAACTACGTGTGGTCAGGCAATAAGTCTCACATTAAATTCTTGAAGTTGCTTGGCGCTAAATTCCATGATGATTGGACAGTTAGTCCAGTAACTGGTGAGCGTTTTCAATTATTCACTATCTCTAAGGAGGACGTATGTGCGAGCCAGTAAGTATCGGCATGGGTATTATGGCTGTAGCCGGTGCCACTATGTCCGCTTCTAGTCAGGCCAAAGCTGAGGGTGCTGCTATCGACGCTCAGAACCGTCAGGCTCAGGAGATGGTTAAGCAGATGAACTACTCTGACGCCAACCTGAGGATGCAGGAGCGAGACCTGAAGGAACAGCAGATGGCTGAACTGACAGAGACCACTCTCAACGGTATCCGCAATCAGGGTATGGTCCGAGCTGCGGTGGCTGAGTCAGGTCTGGAAGGTAACTCTATGGACAGGATTGAACGTCAGGTCGAAGGAGATACAGTCAAGGAGCGAGCAGGAATTACCGAAAGTTACAACCGTGACTATGCGGCTATCTTTGGGAACCGTATCGCCAACATTGAGAACACCAAGTCTGCTATCCGTGGTCAAGGTAAAATCATCAAGACCAGCCCACTGGCTCATGCACTTAATGTTGCTAACGCCGGGATGCAGGGATACGCTGCTGGTAAGTCAATCTCTGGGGCATCAAGCTCTGGTGGTGCTGCACCGATTAGTGCTGCTAAAGGCACACCTACAGGTCATAGCTAAGAGGAGGACTAATGGCTAGTAATATTGAATCAGCTCTGGCTAATCGTACTATGGGTCGTGGCAGAGCGCCGGGTAAAACTATCGCTGTCAACTATCAAGCAGCCAACGTACAGGCTCCTACTGGTGACTCTGGTCTGGCCCGTGCGTTAACCAACTTCGTTGAGTCTGGGACTGGATTGTACAAGCAGTTCAAAGACGAGGAGAAGACCAGAGCCGACGAGCGGTCTAACGAGATTATCCGTAAACTGACACCTCAGCAAAGACGTGAGGCTATCCAGAACGGCACACTGCTGTATCAGGACGACCCTTACGCTATGGAAGCACTTCGGGTCAAGACTGGCCGTAACGCTGCCTTTGCGGTGGATGACGAGATTAACGTTAAGATTCAGAACGGTGAGTTCCGTACACGTCAGGACATGGAAGAGTATCGCCACCAGCGACTTCAGGACGCCGCTAAGTCCTATGCTGAAGAGGCGGGTATTAACCCTACCGACGAGTTCTTCCAGCGCGGGTTCAACGATAACATCACAGACCGCAACATCGCTATCTATGGGTCTTTCAATAAGTATTTCAGCAAGCAGTCTGAAGAGACAGCGATGTTGAACACTCGTATTGAGATGAACTCGTTCCTTAACGATGGGGACCTGATGCGTTCGCCTGAGTCTGGAAAGACCTTCATGGCCTACCTTCGTGATGGACTAACGACTGCTGCTATCCCTTCGGACCAGCGAGCACGAGAGGTCATTACCCAGACGGTCCGTGATGCAATCCAGAAGTCTGGTGGCTCAAACTTCCTACAGCAAGTACGAGGCGAGCGAATCACCCTTAACGGTGTGGACGCTACAGTCGAAGAGATTGTGGGACCTGACGTCTTCAACGCTGCTATTGTTGAGGCACAAGGCACTGAGTACAAGCTGGTGGCTAAGTATCAGGAGGACTTAGCGTTAGGCGTTCAGTCTGCGATTCTTCAGGACGACCCAACCATCGGTCTTGCCCAGATTCAGAAACTCAAGGAGCAGAACAACCTGCTTCAGCCGGGGGAAGAACTCACGCCTCAGCGTCAGATGCTTATTAATGCCGAAGCCAGCTTACTGGAAGCGGTCAAGCGTAAGTCTGCTGAACAGGCGAAGGAGAACACTAAGTTAATCCAGACCCAGAACAAGCAGCTAGTCATAGACCAAGCGTATCAGCGGCGTCTGGCTGGGGAAAACGTGTCCACCAACTATGAGGACCTTCCGGTATCAGATGCTACAGGCGAGTTCAAACGTTCGGATATGAACAACTATGCGTCTGCCAAGCTACAGCAGATTGACCAGATGGACATCCCGGAGGCTGCTAAAGACGCTCAGAAGGTGGCATTGTTAAGAGCTGACACTAACAACGGTCCGTTCCGTAATGCCTTCCAGACGCTGACTCAGGACGCTGCTGGTGAGTGGCAAGCTGCGGTCATCCGTGGACAGTACGACCCAGACAAGATGCAACGCTTCGAATCTCTTCGTCGTGCCTATACTCAGGACCCTTCAAGTTTTGCTGCTCTGTATCCTGACCAAGCTCAGTTGTTCTCTACGTTCGACCAGATGGACAAGATGGGCCTTGACCCTCAGACGATGATTGAAGCTGATAAGCAAGCTGCAAGTCAGAGCAGGGAGATGCGCATGGAGTCAGACAAGGCGTGGCAGGAGTTGAAGAACGACTCCAAGAACACCCAGTTGTCCCGCCTCCCAACGTCTCTGGACTCAAGTGCTCGTAAGGTCTGGGACTCATGGTACTATCGAACAGGTAACGCTGACGCTGCAACTCAGCAGACTCAACGCTGGCTGAATGAGAACACCGTAACGTTCCAGTCTGAAGGTTCTGACGGTAAGTCCATCGGCATGGTGTCCAAACACCAGCTTATGGTCGGGGATAACCCAGAGTCGTGGCAGGTGGGTCGAGACATTATCGACACCGCTCGTCAGCAGCTCATTAAGGCCAACCCTTGGGTAGTGAACTCTCAGTTGTCCGTTGTTGAACATAACGGCTCTATCTTCCTCCAAGACGCTACGGGGACTATTCGTATTCGCTACGATAAGGAACTTGTAGGTAAACTCTACCGCGAACAACAGCAGAAGGCACAAGATGCCGCATATGCTCAGGCAGAACGTGACGCCAACAAGCGAGCGCGTATCGTCGGGACTAAAGCTGCTGGTGACAAACGTCGAGCTGACCGAGAGGCCAACATCGAGAAGCGAGGTGGGTTGTACAATGACGTCTCACTGGAGGGTATCGCAAACGTACTAATTGGTAGGGAGTAATAACAATGAAGAACGGGACAGCCAGTGAGAGACTGGCACGTCTTTCTGCTGTAGAGGAAACTGGCTGTGTCCGCTTCACCGGAGGTCTTAACAGCAGTGGGTATGGAAACTTATGGGTCGATGGAAAGACAGTAGGAGCGCACCGTGTTGCCTATGAGTTAGCGAATGGTCCGATACCTAAGGGTAGCGTACTGCGACACACTTGCGACAACAGGTATTGCGTGAACCCTGAACACTTAGTCTTAGGGACGCATCGTGAAAACATGGAGGATATGACTAAACGTGGTCGTCAGGCAAGAGGCTCACAGATAAGCACTTGCGTACTGACTGAAGAAGACGTCAGGTTTATCCGCTCAAGTGATAAAAGCGGTGTGGAACTGGCACAGATTTTAGGAATCTCACCAGTAACTATCAGTCGAATCAAGAGGAGATTAACATGGCAACACGTGGTATAAGAAATAACAACATCGGGAACATTCGTGTGTCTAAGGACCAATGGGAGGGAGCTACCGGAGATGATGGAGCATTCGTCACTTTCGATACGCCAGACTCCGGTGTCAGAGCATTAGCAAAGAACCTGATGTCATATGGTAGGCAGGGATACGACTCAATCGAGAAGATTATCAACCGCTGGGCACCGCCTAATGAGAACGACACTCAGTCCTACATCAACTCTGTTGTGGCTGCGACTGGCATTCCAGCAACACAAAGTATCGACCTGACGAACCCTGACGTCCTCGCCTCTCTGTCTGAGGCTATCGGCTACCACGAGACAGGCTCCCGGTACAACCCTGAAGTCTATCAACAGGGAGTCGCAAGAGCACTCAACGGTATAAGCCCAAAGACTCCACCAGTAAGCGCTAAAGTATTTGACGCACTCACGGAAGGACTCAAGGCTAAACCTAAAGTAGCTCTTGGTGAGAACCTTCCGACCGCTGCTGGTCTTAACATTGAGGGTCAATCACCTGAGGCTCCCAACGAATCGTTCGGTGAGATGTTCTATAAGGCTACTGGAGAGACCATGCAGGAACGAGAGGACCGCTCTACGTGGTTCGGTTTCGGTGAGGCTACAGAAGCTGAAGTGAAGAACTCTATGGTCGGCGTGGCTATACGAGCTGGTCAGACTGAGGACTCACTGGATGTCATTGGCGATGTGTTCAACCCGACCAGATGGAACAACCATAAGTGGACTCGTGAGGAGCTGGACCAGATTCGTAACGCTGGGGTTCTGCCTCAGTATTACGGAGTCATTACTGGCGGTTCTCCTCAGAATCTGACAGAGCTGATTAACTTGGCTCTTGAGAACCAGAAGTTGGACCAAGAGAGGGCCAAGGCCGGGACTGGCGCTCAACTGGTGGCTGGTGTGATTGGTGCTGGCGTGGACCCTCTGACCTACGTTCCTATTGCTGGGCAGGTAGGTAAAGGTGGGAAGCTGATCAACAAGATGTTCACTGTGGCTGCTCAGTCTGGTGCTCTGGCTGGGGCATCCGAGATTGCTCGAACCTCAGTTGCTGGTGGGGACGCTCATGTGGCTGAGGCAATTATGGGCGGTGCTCTCTTCGGTGGTGGTATGACTGCTATAGCTGATGGACTAGGCAGAGCCTTAGGTCGCAACACTAACGAGTTCGCTGGTCCAGCTACACGTCTGGAAGCTCGCGAGACCGCTCGTAACGTTGATGGGCAGGACCTGTCTCGTCTACCTATTCAGGAAGGTGAGCAGACCTTTAGCCACCAAGGCGTTAAGTTTGCTGACGTTCCGAACGAGCCGGGAAGTGTTCGACTGGAAGATGGTTCAATCCTGATTGGTGAGAACCCTCTTAACCCTAAGACACGTCAAGTCTTCGACGAGGTGATTGAGCCTGAACGTGCGGCTGCTGGCGTCAACCTTGGAGGACTTACCGAGATTGGCCTGAAGCTCCTGAGGTCTGAGAACCCTGAGATTCGCGGACTTGCCGCTGACTTGGTGCGCTCGCCTACAGGTATGCAGTCAGGTGCGAGCGGTAAGATTGGGACTACAGCGTCAGACGTATTCGAGCGGCTTCGTGCAGTGGACCATCGGTTCTACAATGACATTGACGATGCGGTCACTCAGGCACTGAAGGACCCATACTTCCAGACCAACTTCAACCGAGACACTGGTGCGTTCCGTCAGGACATCTACCAGCGTGTAGCTCTGGCTATCGAGGACGGAAGTGGGAACCTAAAGGCTGAACTGACTCCGGGAGAACTGAAGGTCTATGACCTGCTGAAGAACCAGTTCGACGCTAAGCGTGAGATGATGGAGAACCCTGCGATGTTCGGTCGGGTGGACGCTAAGTCTATCTTCCCCGGCAGCCGCTTCAAGGGGACATACGTTCCTCACGTCTACAGCAACCAGATGAAGGAGATGTACATCAAGGAGCTTGGAAGCCCTGAGGCGCTGCAAGAAGCAATCAAGAAGTCGTGGCTCACGAGCTATGCGTCAAGACCTGAGGTAAAAGCGCGGGTGGATGAGGCTCTGATGGAAGCTGACCCTACCCTGACTCCAGAAGGACTTGCGGCTGCGGTAGATAAGTACGCCAACGATAAGGCTTACGGTATCTCTCACACCGACATGTTTGAGCGTTCGTCCGTAATGGAAGAGAACATCAACGGTCTGGTTGGTCTGGAGAACAACAACTTCCTTGAGGCCCGTAACCTGTTCGATAGCGATATGTCTATCATCCTCCCAAACGGTCAGCCGTTCAACGTGAACAGCCTGCGTGAGTGGGACATGGACAAGATTGTCCCGGCGTACAACCGTCGAGTCAACGGCGACATCGCTATCATGGCTGGCACCGGAAAGACCACGAAGGAGGTTAAGGACACAGTAGAGACCATGATGAACCGTGCTGGTGATGACGGGAAGCTGAAAGGTGAAGTTTCGACTCTGCGTGATACCCTGAAGATACTGACTGGTCGTGCTCGACGTGATGGTGCTGACGATGCGGCATTAGCTACTGTGATGCGTACCATGACCGACCTCTCCTTCTTCGCTAAGAATGCCTACATGGGCGTTCAGAACTTAACGGAGATTGGCGGTATGCTGGCACGTGGAAACGTCCGTGCGATGCTGCATGGTATTCCTATCTTCCGTGACCTCGCCTTCCGTAGTAAGAAGATGGGAGCCTCGGAGATTAAGGAACTTCACAACGTTGTCTTCGGTAAGGAGCTTGACGACTCAATCCGTCCGTCCAAACAGGATGTCATCGACCGCCTGCGGGCGTACAGTACCTTGAGTAAACCAGCAGCTACGGCTTTGGGTTCTGCCAAGTATTACACTGGTGAACTTGCGGTCCGCTCTCCGTTTACGAAGGTCCTGAACGGTACGACTAACTACCTGCTGGATGCCGGACGTCAAGGATTCTTGTCTGACATAGTGGAGCACAGCTTGACCGGAAGTAAGCGCAAGTTTGACGACCGCTGGTTGAAGACTGCTGGTATTTCGGATGAGCAGTGGAAAGGCATTAAGTCCCTCATCCGTGAGTCAGTGACTCGTGGTCCAGACGGGAAGTACACCATCAAGGACAAGAAGGCATTCAGTCAGGACCCAAGGGCTATGGACCTCTGGCGTATGGGTGATACCATCGCTGATGAGACCCTGCTCCGTCCACACAAGCTGAGCAACATGGATGCCAAGGCGTATGGACCTCTGGCGAAGACTGTCTTGCAGTTTAAGAACTTCGTCATCAAGTCCATCAACGGGAGGACCATGCGTACCTTCTACAATGCCACCAAGAACAACAGAGCGATGGACGCCGCACTGTCCACGGTTATGTCTATGGGTCTGGCTGGAATGTACTACATGGCTCAGTCGCACATCAAGGCTTACGCTATGCAGGAGGGTCGTGACCGAGAGTACCTTAAGCAAGCCCTTAACCCGACAATGATTGGCTATGCGGCTCTGTCCCGTAGCTCCCACTTGGGTGGTCCTCTTGGTGTCGCCAACATTCTAGGCGGCATCGCTGGGTATGAGGACACTAAGATGCTCCGTTCGTCTATCCTCCCGCGCTCACCTACAGAGAAGCCTGAACGTGCCGTCACATTTGGTGCGGCTACAAGTGACCCTGTGATGAATGTCGTCGGTAACTTCTTGGAGCAGGTCCCAGCTTTCGGCTATGCTGCTAACGTTGGTGTTTCGGCATACAACTTGGCTGGCTACCTCAAGGCTGATACTCGTGTCAACGAGCGTGACTACATGACCGGGATGTATAACACTTTCCGCGAACTGGTCCCGAACGACCCTATTACGCAGAAGTTGCTTCTTGGAACATTTGAGGAACAAGGCATTCACATCAAGGACTAAACTATCACTATAGGAAACGGGAGGCGCTACCACAGGTCTCCCATTAATTCACAACAGGAGGCATAATGGCTAACTCTACGCTGACACAGTTCCCATCTGGTCAGGTTCGATATAAGATTAACTTCCCGTACCTCGCACGCGCGTTCGTGGTCGTCACTCTTGTGGTATCCACTGACCCAACGAAAGACAGGGTGCTGGTAGTGGGGAATGACTATCGGTTCCTGAACGAGACGACCCTTGAGATTCTGGCAGACCAGACCGGGTTCGATATCATCCAGATTCACCGCTTCACGTCCACTGAACTGGTGGTTGACTTCCGTGACGGCTCAGTCCTGACTGCAAGTGACCTGTCCACCGCAGAGATTCAGGCCATCCACATCGCCGAAGAGGGCCGCGACCAGTCCATAAACCTTGCGTCTGGCTACGCTGAAGAAGCCAAGAAGTACGCTGACGAAGCTGGAGATGCTCTGGAGGGTATCAAAGATATCGTTCAGGATGGGAACTTCGACTCGACCTTGCGTCAGGACCTTCGAAGCGATACAGGCCTTACTATGGTACACCGTAAGCTGCCGGACGTTGGGTCCGTTAACGTTGGATTGGACGCATTGTTCAGCAACATGCTTAACCCTGTGGACTTCGGTGCAGACCCTACTGGAAGTGTTGACTCCTACGCTGCGCTCCAGAAGTGGGCCGATGCCTGCACAGCTCGTGGATGGGCCTATGCTTACATCGCTGGCATCTTCAAGACCAGTCAGCCGATTACCTTCCGGGGACTTAAAGGCCTGACCATCTACGGTCAATGCTATATCTACCCTACGTTCTCCTCTGGTGACTACGTGGTTGGCTTCTGTAATGGTACAGGTCTGCGCATCTATGGCCGATTCGAGGTCTCCGGACAGAACAAGCTCTATGTTAAGAGCGGTGTTAAAATCTGGTCAGACATGAACCCTAACGGTTTCTCGTTCAGCGACTTCTATGGGCTGTGTGTTTCTGATGCGGCTACAGGCATCACTCTTGGTGATACTCGTTATGCCAACGCGCTGCTGTCTGAGCTGTCATTCATTGGGAGCTACACGGTCGGGACTCCTTGTGCAATCCGTGCTATTGGTACTCAGTGCTACTTCAACACCATCGGATTTAACGCTGTAACTGGCGGGGCGGGCGACCTTGCTCAAATCACCCCATACACCTACCACCTGAAGGGCGCACAGCTTAAAATCATCGGCGGTGAGCTACAGCACAACGCGTCCATCTTCGGAGCTGGTGCGCTGGTTGAGCCTATCCTTGACCCGGTTCACGGGAACACCTATGGTAACCTGACCATTGACCAGAACCACTTCGAGGTGGCTAGCCTGTGGGTAATGATTGCCAATCTGGATGGAGTACCAAACCCTATCAGCGCGCGCTCCACTGTTGCCTTGCTGGGACTCCACGGTTATCACAACCAAGACAATGGACCTGTAGTCCTAGTCCATGAGTCTGCTGATGACTACCGTGGCACAATCGTTACGCGAGACATCTCCATGTACCGAAACGATGACCAGCCTACCCGTGTTAACATTAACATTCAGGCCCGCAACGCCTATGTTGACTACGACCGCAAAGGCTTCGGTAAAGGCTTCGTGAAAGGCCTTCAGGCTGTTCAGGGTGGCATCCTTAAGTTCGAGAAGGCGACCGTATGCATCGCTCAGAACTCCGTAGGTCAGACCCACACGACTACACCAAATAACGTCCTGTACACACAGTTCGTAGCCAACGGTGATACTGACCGCTGGTCTTCCAACTACAATCCGGCGACTGGTGAGTTTACTGTTCCGGCTGGCGGACTCAAGGATGTTCATGTGGAGGCAACTGTAGAGGTTGCTAGCTCAAGTCAGGTTACAATGGCTGTGTACGTTGATAACGACCGCAAGAGCCTCGTTCAGACCCTGCCTATTGCTGGTCACACGTCAGCGTACTTAGGTCATCTCCCGGCAGGCGCTAAGATTAGCGTTAAGTGTCAACTGGGTGCTGGCTCAGGTGCTGCTACCGGGTCAGGTCTCGACCGAATGATCATTACCGCTTCAAACTACTAAGGAGAGAGATGATTGAATTAGATTTTAAGAACGAGGTCTTAAAGGCCTCGCCTATCGTTGGGACGGCTGCTGCTGACGGTGCAAGTCGTTTCTTCCTTGGGCTCACTCTTAACGAGTGGTTCTATGTGGCTGCGATTGCCTACACGGTGGTACAGATTGGTGTACTGATTTATAAAACCATTAAGAGCGGAGGTAAGACATGACGCAGATGGACTTAGAGAAGTTCCTGCTTATGCTGGACACTGAGCGTGCTCGCCTGATGTTGCAGGACTTGCGAGATGACTCCAAGCGTAACCCGCAGCTCTATAACTCCATTGAGAAACTTCTGGCTCGCCACAACTTTGTGTTAAGCAAGGTGTCTGTGGACGAGAAGACACTGGCTGACATGGAGGCACTGAACAAGGAGTACGAGAAGACCCTAAGTGAGTCCGAGGACAACGACACCGGGTATGGTGTTCAGTAAGTGTTAGACTCAAGGTCATTACTAATATGTAGTGGCCTTTATGATTAACACACTACGAGAGGCGACTCTACGTGGATTCTTTAAAACGAGGAGGGCAACTATGCTCGAACTTTTACGCAGGGCGCTCCCGTGGCTCGCAGCAGGACTCCTGTTCTGTTCCGGCTACTGGGTTGCCGACAAAAAGTGGGAGACCAAAGTAAATGCAGACTACATCACCAAACTGGAAGCTACTGAGAAGCAGCGCCGAGCAGTACAGTCAGAAGTCAACAAAGTTTCAAAAGACTTCCAGGACAAGCTCTCCGAAGTGGAGGGCTCTACTGATAGGGTTATTGCTGACCTTAACCGCGATAACAAGCGGCTGCGCGTCAAAGTCAAAACATCAGGTGTCAGCGAGTCAGATTACCGTCGATGCTTCCCTGATGGAAAAGTCGAACTACACCCAGAGACTGCTAAAAGTCTTATCCGAATAACTCAGGAGGCAGACCTTAAGGAGCAGGCCTTGCAGGACACCATAAGGAGGTTGCGTGGCGAATAAACAGACACCTCAGGAGAGACAGGAGGCGATGACCCAAAGGATGAGGGACGACTTCGTGTTCTTTATCTTCGTTCTCTGGAAAGCGCTGAGCCTTCCGGTGCCTACCCGCTGCCAGATAGATATGTGTAAGAAGCTGGCTGCTGGGGATAATCGACGCTTCATCCTTCAGGCATTCCGTGGTATTGGCAAGTCGTTTCTGACTTGTGGTTTCGTGGTCTGGAAGCTATGGAACAACCCAGACTTGAAGTTCATGATTGTGTCGGCCTCAAAGGAGCGAGCCGATGCGAACTCCATCTTCATCAAGCGAATCATAGACCTAATGCCTCAGCTTCAGGAACTCAAACCTAAGCAGGGACAGCGAGATGCAGTTATCAGCTTCGACGTTGGACCAGCCAAGCCAGACCACTCACCTTCGGTTAAGTCAGTTGGTATCACTGGTCAGTTGACTGGTAGTCGTGCTGACGTCCTGATTGCCGATGACGTTGAGGTTCCGAACAACTCAGCGACTCAGGCTGCACGAGACCGTCTGTCAGAGCTTGTGAAAGAGTTCGACGCTATCCTGAAGCCGGGAGGTACAATCATCTATCTGGGTACTCCTCAGAACGAGATGACCTTGTATCGTGAGCTGGAAGGCCGTGGATACACTACTACTATCTGGCCAGCTCGTTATCCGCGCGACCGGAAGGACTGGCAGTCTTACGGCGACCGTCTGGCACCGATGCTTCAGGCAGAGCTTGAAGGGGACCCTGAGGCCTTCTACTGGCGTCCGACCGATGAAGTTCGATTCGATGATACTGACCTGAAGGAACGTGAGCTGTCCTATGGTAAAGCTGGCTTCGCTCTACAGTTCATGCTTAACCCGAACCTGAGTGATGCCGAGAAGTACCCTCTGAAGCTCCGTGACCTTATCGTAGCAGACTTGGACCCAGAGTCCAGCCCAATGGTCTACCAATGGTTGCCTAACCCTCAGAACAAGCGTGAGGACGTTCCTAACGTTGGACTCATGGGTGACTCATACCACACGTATCAGACTGTAGGTTCTGCCTTCAGCTCGTACACCCAGAAGATTCTGGTCATTGACCCTAGTGGTCGTGGTAAGGATGAAACTGGCTATGCGGTGCTGTACCAGCTCAACGGATACATCTTCGCTATGGAAGTTGGTGGTATGCGTGGTGGCTATGAAGACTCTACGCTTGAAGCACTGGCTAAGATTGGTCGTAAGTGGAAGGTCAACGAATACGTCATTGAGGGTAACTTCGGTGATGGTATGTACCTTGAGCTATTCAAGCCTGTAGCGTCCCGTATCCATCCTGCTGCTGTAACTGAAGTGAAGAGTAAGGGCCAGAAAGAACTCCGCATCTGTGACGTTCTGGAGCCCATCATGGGGTCTCACCGACTTATCGTTAACGCTGCTGCTATCGTCCAAGACTACCAGTCGGCCTCTGATAAGGATGGTGTTCGTAACCCTATCTACTCTCTCTTCTACCAGATGACACGTATCTCTCGTGAACGTGGAGCCTTGGCACACGATGACCGACTTGATGCGCTGGCTATCGGTGTACAGTTCTTCGTTGAGTCTATGGCTAAGGATGCCAACAAGGGAGAACGTGAAGTCACTGAGGAGTGGCTGGAGGAACAGATGGAGAACCCACGGAAAGGCTTCGAGTCCATCCACACTGAGTTCTGGGACAATGGGGTCCGGGTGACTCACGATACGGACGACGAGCTGGGACTAGGGGCATACGTTACGTTCCACTAGCTGAATGAATAACTATAGGTGAAAGCTGCATGAATACGCGGTTAGTAACCTATAGTTACTACCAGTCTAACTTACTGTTTTACAAGGAGTTTGGACTTAACTATCACTATAGGGAAGACCCCCGGTTACTTATAGTATTACTGTAGTGAATATACATATGCAGACTTTATGCAAGACCTTAGGAGGCAGACTCCGAGTTCTTACCTAAGGCTTGCACCGATGGAAGGAGGGTGATATTAATCATAATCCCTCCAATACGGATAGTCACCGACCATAGATACAGGAGGTATGTAGCATATGGCAAAGACCAAAGCTGTACTTAAAGCTCTGGCGACCAATCGAGCTACATACAGGTTTCTTGCTGCTGTTCTACTTGCTGCTGGCGTTACTGCTGGAAGTCAGTGGGTCGGGTGGGTCGAGACTCTCGTATGTACTCTGGTGTCTGAGTGTCCTTAACGCCATCATGGTAACAATCAACGAAAGGGGCTAAGGATGCAAGAAGAAAACTGGGGCTTTTAAGACCTAAGGTCAGTACGTGGGATAAACCCTCCACTCTACTGACCTTAGCTACTGTAGTCAAGGACTTTAGGTAACACCTTAAGAGAAGCTCACTTAGGGCATCCTACTTATTGGTCTATCCTAGTGTCGCCTGACCTACGGTCCTTGACCTACAGTGGCTGTGGCCTACAGTAGTGACGATGAGTTTTGGACCAAAAGTTTGAGACCACATCTCACAGTTCAAGAACCTCAAGTCTCCCCATAGGCCCTCTTTCAGTCCAGACCAAAGGCCCTACCCCAGTCTATCATAAGGTTAGACCGATGGTCAAGACTTCAGGTCAACGATAGGTTGTGGCTATTGGTGGTGGTGGAGACGATAGGTTGGGACTATTGGTGGTGGTGGAGACGATAGGTTGGGACTATTGGT